GTCCGCCGTCCACCGCTGCAGAATCTTGCCGCTGGTCGTACCGAGCACCACGTCCGCCGAGTCTACGCCGGGCAGCAGCGCCGACCGTGGTGCGGGCCCGCACGGTAGCGCGATGGCCCCCTGCAGCGTGTGCGTCGACACGTCGCCCGGCACTACGGCCGCTTGAGCTCCGCGCCGAGCTGACTCGATCCACGCGTCTAGCGACCGCTCGGCGAACACCAAAAGCACGATGTCGCCGACCGCGAGCGGCAGCGACACAAAGAAGCCGCCGCCTTGCGCGTAGCCTACGGGCACCATCGGGATCACGGGATACGCTTCGTTTTGCGCTAGGCCGTCCGCGTCGATCACCACACGCTGCAGCGTGGGCAGCACGTCCACGAACTGCCGCGCGTCTTTGCCGCCGCGCACGCCGACGATTTCTGCCGGCATGCACGTGTGCACGTCCGCGAGCTCGTTGCGGATCACGTCTACTTGAATATCCAGCGCTGAGGGCAAGACCGTCACGGGCTAGCTGCTCGCTTTCCGCTGCTCTGACTTGAGCTGCAGATCAACATACCAGTCTTTCCCGAACGTTTGCCCCGTGTGCTTGGACACTTCGATCCGGTAGAAGCCGCGCACGTGCTGCGATTCCACTTCGACGCGCCGGCCTGGATAGAGATCCGGGATGATCAGACACCGCACGTCAACCAGCCCCTTGTTGCCCGGCTCGGGCGAGCCGATTAAACCTGTGTCGGGCGTGAGCTTGACGGCCAGCTGTGACAGCGGCTCGCCGTAATCCAAAAACTGCAGCTCGTCGTCTTGCACGGACCACTCGAGGCCGCAGCTGCGCGCGATGCGGTCTATTTCGTCTTCGACTGCGCCCGCTAGCGCGTAGCCGTTGAAATACTGCGTGGCGGCGGTGCCCGCGATCTTGGCCTCGACCACACGCTGCGCCGAGTTGCCTAGCTTCAATCCCATTTGCTTCGCGGCATCCTGCAGCACGCTCGACACCGACGCGCCCGGCGCAAACGACTTGACGATCCGCGCCTTGCGCGCGCGGCGCCCGGCGTCGGACGTGATCGCCGTGACCCAGTCGGCCCCCTCGCGCGTTGACGACGCGTCGCGCAGGTCGCCGCGGAAAAGTAGCGACGTCGCACCCACGTAGCCGGCCTCGAGTGACACATACACCCGCTCGAGCTCCTGCAGGCGCTTGCGATTGTCTGCGTTGAGATTCCACACGCGGATTTCCGCGGTGTTAGGCGTCTTGGCGGACAGCGAGCGCGCGATCTGAAACGACAGATCGAAACCGTCCAAGCGGAGATCCGCCACCTGCAGCGACACCGAGCGGTTAAAGAGCTGCGTCACGGCGGCATCTCCAACGTAAGCGCGTAGTGCAGCACGTCGGCGCCCGGCATGTAAAACAAGCACCAGCGATCGCCGAAACCGTCCCGTGTGACCGGCTCTGCAGGCCCCGCTAGGTCGATCAGCACCAAGTCACCGGGCGGCCGGTGCGGGGCGTGACAGCGGCGCAGGAGCGGCCACGCAGTCACCAGCGCCACCGACAGCGCGATCGGCTCGTCGTTCAGCGTGCGCAGATCCATGTGCCACACCTGCGCGCGCTCCGACCACCGGAAGCGAAACCAGTACGTCACGCCGTCGAGATCTGACTGCTGCGTCACGAGCGGGTGCGTGGTCGTGCTGATGCGCTGCAGCGTCATAGGCCAAGCCCTCCAGCGAATACACCACCGATCCGCTTGACCACTCCGCTCGTCCCTTCCGTCTTGAGCACGTGCAGGTATGACTGATCGACTTGCTCTTGTGCCGACTCCGACAGTGACGCGGTCGGCGTGGCCTCGGTCGTTTGCTTGCCGCGCGATTCGCCGTCTTGTCCGCGCGGCTCGGCGGGTGCCTTCACCGTTTCCGACGACACGAGCCGCAACACTTTGCAGGTTGCCGTAAATGACAGCGACTGCGGGCCGTGCTCCGCGGAGCGGTCGAACTGCAGATCCGCCAGTGCCACCGAATCGTAAACCTCGAGGCCCGTGATCAGCTGCACCGGCTCGGCGAGCTCGACCACCTGACACAGGGCCTCATACACCGCACGCACGCGGTCGAATGGTTCGGTAAATCTCAGCCCGGTCATTTGCACCGACTGCCGCGCGCCGCGGTCGACGTGGTGCAGCTCGGCGGCGTACTCGCGCCGCGGTAAGGCGATCGGCAGGCCTAACGCGCCAGTCACCACGCCGGCGAGCGCTGCGGCCTGCCCGAAGCCTGGTATCCGGCCTAGGCCGTACGTCGTCGGCTCGCCGAGCACTATCGCGCTGTGCGGCGGGATGTGCGGCAGCGGGTTAGCCGGCACGCTTAGCGCGTAGGGCGAAGTGTCCACACGCGACTGCCCCACGTGCGTCAATGGGAGCTCGAGCGGGTGATTCGTCACCAGCCCTTCGATCCGCACCGTGCGCGCCGTGGGCCGGATGTGGTCGGTGATGCCGGGGCCGTTTTCGACCGGGTGATCCGTGACTTCGGCGCCCACTGAGTGCTGCTCGCTGATCGACACGTCGATCCATGCGGGCCCGATTTCTACGTGTGTAGGCTGCTTGGCCATGGCGTCACGTCCCGCCCCGCCGCGGGATCGCGGCTGCCGCGGCCTTGCGCTCCTCGGACAAGACCTGCTGCACCGTCTTGCGCACCGTCACAGGGTCGCCGCTGATGTTGATCACGGGCGCCGGCATGGACACGTTGACGGACATGTTTTCCGGCATCGTTGAAGCGATAGCCGCGGACGTCGCAGCCTCGAGCTGCGCCGCTGCGTAGCCGCTGATCGACTCGCCTTGATTCACTTCGTCGATCGGCGTGGGTAGCGTCGACATGCCGCCCGATGCTTCTGTCAGTGACCTAATGCGCTCCGCTTCCGCTTCCGGGCTGATCGACCAGTCGGCACCCTTCAATGCCGCGGCGTTTTCGCGCGCCTTGCGCCGCGCCTTGGCAGACCACGCAGTGCCCGGCGTCATGGGCACGCCTGCTTCTAGCGCTGCTGCCGCTTCCGCTTGGTTGTAGAGCTCCTCGGCGTCTTCACGCTCCTGCTGTCGCTGCCGGATGCGCTCACGCCGCGACAGTTCACGACCGCGAACACGATCGCGCTGAAACTGCTCGCGATCCGATGCTTCCGATCCATACACATCGGCACCGGTGCCGCGCCCCTTCGCATACACGCGTGAATCCGCTTCCCACTCCGGCAGGTCGAGCAACAGCCCCCGCGCATGCATCGCGCGCACATATTTGTTTTGCGCGTCGCGCAGCGGTTTCAGGAGCCAATCTTCGGCGCGGTCGACACCCGCGGCGAGATCTGCGCCCCGATCTTTGCCCGGCCCCGCAAAACGATCTTCGATGAGCTCGAAAGCGCCGTCTAGGTCGCCCAACTTTTCGACGAGATCCGACACAAACTTGACTGAGTTTTGAATCGTCGTGTTGAGTTTCTTGAAAAACTCGATCGTGCCTTCGACCAGCTTGTTGACCGAGCCGATCCCGAAAGCCTTCTCGATCCAATCGCCGATCACCGACTTACCGCCGGTAAACAGGTTCCATAGCTCATCGACGAGCAGCACCATCGCGGCAATCAGCGCGAGCGGCGCTGCGAATGCCATCAGCGTTTCGCGACCGAGCCACACCACGACAGCACCCAGCGTGACGAAAGCGGCCTCGAGGATCTTTGTGCCTTTCCGGGTCTCATTGAACCACTTGATCAGCTCGCGCCCGGCGCGCACCAGCTTTTCAAACGCCGGGATCACCTTGCGCGCCATGTCGATCCCGAGCGTTTTGATCTGCGCGTTCAATGCCTTCGACGCGTTCGCGAAGCCTTCGCCCGTGCGCGCGGCGTCGCCTTGCGCTTGCTTGGTAAGCTTCATGATCGCGGCGTAGCGGAGCTCGGTTTTCTCCGCGATCGTCATTTGCGTTACTTTTTTCTTGATGCCTTGCGCGTGCGCTACCTCCGTCAACATCGTGTCATTCAGCACCACGCCGTAACGCTTGAGC